AAACACATGAAGCACCTTCTTGCGTGGGTATACCGTAATCTCTGTGACCCAGCATGACTTCTCAGCAGGCCATAATTGCATCTTTCCTTCTACTACAGCAGTCACAACATCTTCATAAAGGTGAGTGCCACCACTGTACTCTAAAGCCGCCTCTATCCATTCCCTGCAACGCTGTAACTCGGTCAACCTACTATCCAAGCCGTTGCATTACGAAATACGGGTATAACAACCGCACCGCCACCACTTACCGAAGCACCAAAGCTTGGTGAAGCCGCGTCAGTAACATAGGCACGTTGACCAACCACGCCCGTGGGCAAGGCTGACACTGTATAACCACGCGCAATCTGTACAGGCACATAAACACCATCAACCGATACAACAGGGTATTCGCCTGTTTGATTCCACAGCAATACACCATCCTCAGATGCTGACTCGCCTGCGCCACGATGCCGTAAAGCACTACGCGTTGTAGCAAGCCATATTGATGTTCTTTGCGCCCACTGAAGCCAGTTTAGATTAATCAGCTTTGGTGGCTGGTCTAGTATGCTCATCGTCTACCACCTTGAATAACCTCAAGTCGATTAATACCTACTCGCCAATCGTCATAATTAACACCTTCTACGCGCATCCTGACCTGTCTACCTGTAAATCTTAGACTAACGGGATTTGACATACTAAATGGGCCAAACGAACTTTCAACATCGTTAGGATAGAATCTAGTTTTAAATAGGGCTTTAACGTCACCTTGGCTCTTTTCGTCTGGTATCATTTGAGTGACGCTCATCACATTATCGCCATTACCCATAACTATTGGCCCTGACTCAGCAAAGGGTTTTACACCGTCATAGTTAAATCCAATTTCATGCTCGTACAGTTTATTATCAGTAGCAGAGGCAATAATGGGCTGACGGTATACGCCTGCGTCTACACCAGAAGTTCTCGCTAAAAGGCCAATTGCCCATGTGTTTTCATTATAGTTAAAAACGACATATCGGTCATTCTCGTTAGAGTTTGCTGATGGGTAGAACCACCATATCTCACCAAAGTTAGCGTTGGATACGGCTGCTACTTTACTAATCTGGCTATGGTTAATACCAGAAAATACATAATCGGCTACTTCACAATCAACCTCTGTTACAGCACCGCCTGAGTAAGTATAGAATGAGCGGCTACCCATCCACACTGCGCCCTTGTCTACTGTAGCGACAGCTTGACTAGATACAATGCCGCACGATGTACCAATCCGTTCAATGCCAAAGACGTAAGGTGGCCCACTATAGGTAGCCACATGAGCGTCTGTATCGGTTAGTATTAATGATTGGTTTTGTACCCTGACACCACATTGAATGCGGCCTGTAGTCTGTAGTTCTAGGCTACCAGCTTCATTAGTTGCGGCTGGTGTCCATACTGTATTGTTTTCCCTATCAGACCATTGCACCAAGCGAGGATTTCCACCAGCACCAAGGCACATTAAGAACCGCTCCTCTGTGACTAGAATAGCCCGATTGTTAACGGGTGCATTAGCTACCAATGCTGCTTTTGTTGAGGTGTTTAATTGCCACTGATAGACTTTACCATCTGTACTAGAGCAGGCGACTAGAAATTGCCCAAATGAATCCATAGACCATGTTGTAGCAGGCGTTATAGTTACGGCTTCTTGTCTTGGTGTGCCGTAATACTCTCGACCATAAAATGCATTACCATAGCCAACTGGCGTGAGTGCGTTTTCATTACCAGCCGTTAAACCGTTGGGAGTAATATCGTAACGAGTGCCAGCACCACTATATGCGTATAATTTATTGAAACTACCTGCCGCAATCCAGCGATCAGAATTATTAGCAATCCAAGAGTGCATACCACGCACTTTTGCATCACTTGCAGTGTCACTACGAGTACGCCACCCACCTATAGGCCGCAAAGTGTTATCAAACCATCGTACTAGGTTAGAGTCACGCCAGCGACCTTGAGACTGTAAATCAGTGCCGTTGCGATAAACACCTGCTGGTAAGTCTAACGGAATTAATGCCATTGATGCCTCACATTTTGTTCATTATATAAGATGAAACACCGCCTAAAATCGCTGCTAATACAATCACACCAGCCGCCATTCCTTTACCTTTAGCTAGTTGTATCTCTTGCGCTGCTAATCGGTCATTTAGTTTAGCCATTGTTCGCGTCAAAGATTCAACGTCTTTATTTAGTTGCTGAACTGCACTAACTAACTGGCCTGCTTCAAAGTCTGGCATCCCTGACATCTTAATAAGTCCTTATGTAGTAAAATACGCCAAATGCAGCAGCAACTATGATTATAACAATACCTAGAGCAATTAACCCGTCATTTATATTTGAGTTGATCTTAGCCTGTCGAACCTTGCGGTTTTTAGATTCTGCTTTTTGCTTTCTATGAAACTCATCCCTAAACTGCTGGTACTTGTAATACCCAAGAAGCCCCTGCTTGTTGAGCATAAACTCAAGTTCTTTTTCCTGTCTTTCTAAAGCTTGTTTGGCTTGGTAAGCAGCTAGTACATCACCAGTTCCTAATTTAGCTTTCTGCTCTATAGCTTGGCTTGCACCAAAGTATTTTGTTAATGCCGAACCAGCGTCTGCAATCTCTTTGCCGTTGCTAAGTGTTTGTTTTATAACTGCAAAGGCCGCATTAGCTACCATAAGCTCTGCTAACATATCCACAACCTCTTTGTGTATTCTTGTGGAATACCGTATGGCTCCCTAGAAGGTTGCACTACCAGATATTCTGCATTAACTTTATATGTCGATGGCTCCACTAAAAGCCTTTGACCTTCTGGAGCAAGATCAGGTGAAGCATGAACATTAACTGGGTACAACTCTAAAGGGCTGCTCCACATTAATACTTAATTGGCTTCTTCTTAGGCTTTGCTGGTGGACGACCTTTCTTGGTTCCGTAAGTACCTTTACCTTTAGGCATAACATAATCCTCTATTTAATTTTCTTCCTGACTGCGGCTGGCAGGTCTTTCTTGTGAAACAAATCCTTGCTTGACTTGGTGTGTTTAGCACCTGTCATGGGCATACCATTTGTTTTGTGCATTGAGCCTGTATGCTCCTTACCATTCTTTAGATAATGCTTCACGCCTTTCATTTTTTCTTACCCTTTTTAGCTACGGGTTTTGCTGTCTTAGCGGCTTGTTTAAAAGAATTAGCAGTGGGCCTGCCCTTCATGCCTGCTTTCTTCATGGTTTCGCCAGAGCCAGCCTTGATGCGTTTCTTTTTTGCTGCAATGTTTCTGTACAGGCTCATGCTAATTCCTCACCATTTTGTTTTTGCTGACCAATAAGCTGCGCTAGTTTTTCCCTTGGCTATATTCGCACCATGCCTAGCCTTGAATGACTTACGCTTAGCTTTCATAGCTTCTGATTCGCCAGCCTTGGGCTTGCCTGCTGTAGACGCACCTTTCTCGCCAAAACGAATCATTCGGTCTTTCCCATCGTCTTTAATCAGCACTACATGGCTCTTTGTGCCTTTAGCAGACGCTTTAGGCTTGTTGTAGCCTGCAAACTTCTCACCGCGATAGGTTATAGCCATGTTTGTTCCTTTAAGCAGCAGCAGCCGTCATAGCAGTCATGTCTTCTGTAGTCCAGTAATCCTGAGCAAGCATAAGAACTAGATGCTCTTTGTTACGTGCTAAGGTATCTACCCAATCAGCATCAGACATATCGGCTGGCTTACCTGCATTGATTAGGGCTACTGAGTCACCACAAGCTGCGTAGTGTGCTGCGATTTTTTCTACTGTTAATTCATCCATCTTTTTATGCCTCTAGTGCTGTTAAACGTGCAGCTAGTGCTGCGTTCTGGGTTGATAATTCTTGGATTGCTTTTGTGAGCATGGGGATAAGGTTACTAGGGGCTAACTGCTGAATATCATCAACACGCTCTGCCCACAAGTTGTTACCATTAGCTACCTCAGAGTGAGAATCAATAGTAGCTTTAACTTCTTGAGCAATAAAGCCATGATAAGTTTTACCTGCTACACCATTTACTGGTTCTGTGTTATCAGCGTCATAGTAGTTTGTACCCCC